CCTCAGCGAGGCGGGTGCCAACCTCAAGAGCTTGCTGCTCCTGGGCGACACGCATGGAGGCGTCGATCTCGTCGTTGATGACAGTCATGAATCAGTGGTTTCGGGGGATGCGACGATCAGTTTGATCTGGTTGAGGCCCGGCGTCTTCACCAGGGACTTGGCCCCAATGAGGGGCTTGGCCACCCGGTTCTTCACGGCCTTGTTGCTGATCATGGGGCGTGTGGTGGATCGAATGGTTAGTTCGACGTCCTGAGGCTCAGGGGCCGGCGGGAGCTCCAGGCTGGCCGCCGTCTGTAGGACCAGCGGCGGTGGCTGCTTGGGGCTGGCCGATGGCTTGCGCGATGTTCGGGTTGACACTTGGATCCATTAGGGGGGCTTTGGCCAGCTGACCTGCCTGCGAGAGGATGGTCTGCTGGGTCTGATTCTGCATGGCATCCTGCTTGGCCTGCTCCTGCACCTCGGGGGTGATGAGGAGCTCCAGGGGGTCGATGCCTTCTGAAGCGAATAACCGCTTCAAGAACTCGTCGGCGTTGACCTTCTGGACGAAGATCTCCGGACCGAGTACCTGCTGGATCGTGGTGGCGACCCGTAGAAGGGCCTCCCGATCTTGACCACGGCCGACACCATCCAGGCCGGCTACCACGGTGGGAAGCACGAGACCTTTGGGGAGCTTGGGCAGTTGGCCCTTGCGCTGCAGGACGGAGAGGCGGCGCTTCAGGAAGGGTGCCACGACCTCGGTGGTTAGGGTCCCCAGGATGCCTCCCAACTGTTCCATCACCTCCTGCTGGACGGCGCGGACTTCTTCCGCAGTTGTGCGTTCCGACTGGCGGACGGACAGGATCAGGAAGGCTTCTGACAGGCTCTTGGTTAGGGCCTGGATCATCTGGTAAGCGGTGGCGAAGTCAGCCTGCTTGCCAAGCTGGACGGCCACCAGGTCCTCAGGGCGTCCCACCAAGATGTCACCGTTGTCAGCCTCGGCGAACTCTTTAGGCTTGGAGATCGCCCCAGGATTCAGGAGGTAGCGGATCTTGGCGGCTTCAGCTGAACCTTCAACCAGGGTCTGGGTCAAGCCCTCGAGACTCTTGAGGTCTCCGATGAACTCCTCCACTCGACCACGGCCGTAGTTCTCGCCGTCGACGATATTGAAGCGACAAGGGAGCCACGCGGGAGCATCAATGGGACACTGCCCAGCAGAGTTGGGGAGCTTTATCCCATCAACCTCTTGGTGCCAACGCCACTGACCCTCTATTACCTTGGCCCAGGTGTAGACCAGGACCTCATCCTCCTCGAGGGTGATGGAAGGAACCGCCGAGGGGCCATCAGCATCCTTCTGGACGCTATTGGTGTTCTCCTTTTGGCGCTGGTAAAACTCCTTGGGCAGGGTCTCCTTATCTACACCCTCGACTGTAACGATCTCCACCGGGCGGCTGTTGCCGTCGCGGACGCAGACGAAGCGATCGAATGGGTAGAACTTGAGGCCATCCTTATGGTCGAACAGGAGGCCGTTGCCAGTAGCTACGGCATGACGCACGGCTTGGGTCAAGGTGACCCGGTCCATGCCACCGGTGATGCTCTGGTTAACGATGCGCTCCATCTTGGCGAGGCTTTGGTCAACCTCGGAGCGGATCTTGGAGTTAAGCTCGGGGTTGGCGACGAACTCGCCGTCAGATACCTGCAGCTTGAAAAAGCTCGTGTTCACAGGGAACAGAGCCATCATCAGCTTCGAGGCCATGACATTGACGCCTCGAGCACCCATGGATTGCCAGGGGGTCCGCAGCGAGGAGCCGGCACTGTGGCCAGAGGGAGGCAGCAGGTAGGGGAGGGAGAGGCTGGTAGCGTAGCGGGCCGAGTCCAGGAACTCGGTGCGATCTGACGTCAGAAACTCGTAGCGTTCAGCTGCGGTGCGGGTCTTCATGGCTTACTCCCAGCTAGGGGGATCAGAAGGCCAGCAGGGCCTTTGGCCGCACGACTAGGGGCTGTCCGCTGGGCTTCAGTTTTGCGGATGATACCAGCACCGGTAGGTGAGGCAGCCATCCAAGCAGGAAGCCCCGGGGGTGCCGGGGCGGGCTCAGGAGGAGCCGGGGGAGGAGGCAGCACCATGGGAGGTGGTGGTTTAGGCCTAGAAGTACACATAAGTTACTTGGCGATGGAGAGCTGAGCCTTCTTTCTTTGGACCCGCTGACTTAGGTTGCCCATGGGATCCTCCAGGTCCGAAACGTTGGTAGTGACAGGAGACGCCGTCAGGGACTCGATTGTGGCTAGGCCGTTGTTGGGCAGCTGCAAGGACTGGATGACTTGGTTGCCATAGTCCGGGACCCCAAGATTTGCAGGGGCGGCCACAGGAGCAACTACTGGGGAGACGGGCGGAACTGGTGAATCAACCTTACGCCTAGTCAAGCCACCTCTTGGATCTCTTGTATAGATAAAGCCAGTCTCATCTTTAGGAGGTCTACACATGATCCTGGGGATAGGGGGGCAGGTTAAGGTCTAGGCCAGATTCAGGGTCGAAGCCTTTCAGAGCGGTGTTGAGTCTCCGGCAGATGTCTACCTGACCAGCCCGGAAGGCAAACTCTTTCTCCGAAAGGGAGATAGGGGGATAGGTATCCGGGAAGGCCTGGATTAACTGGCGGACCAGGATGTGGAGGGGACTATCCATAGGAGGGTAGATCGACGTTGGAAGCCTCGAAGAAGGCAGGCATACGAGCAGAGCGGGTGGCTGCTAGCTGAGGAGCCTTGCCTCTCTTGAAGAGGTTGTCAGAGGCGTGGAGCCAGAAGTCAGCCCCCATCTGACCATGGCCAGGCAACTTAGTGAAGACCCAGTCTACGGTAGCCTTCCGAAGAGAATTGAGACTTGGTGAGGGCTTAAGTTCCAACTCAGATGCAACCATGTGATGCACCGCGACGTGGACCTGCTCGTCACGGCTGATGTCAGCAGCGACGGTTCGGATCCCGACGTCCCCGACGAACCGGAGGAATGGCAGCAACACGAAGAAGACAGACCTCTCTAGGATGGCCGCCTTCAGGATGGGATGGTCGGGGTGATTGACCCAGGCGTCCCTGATGTTCAATCCTGTGGCCTCGTCTTTGGCGTGGGTGCCATGGGCATCGACCACGAACTGGAGGGCCTGATCATGACGCTCCTCGTCGGCCATGTTGGACTCGAGGGCTGCCACCACACCGTCAGTGGATGGAAGGTCACGCGAAAGCCCCGCCTGTAGGAGATCCCGCACAGGGAGCTCCAGATGGCGGAGAGCCAGGCAACGCTGGAGGGTCTCGCGGGAGCCTTCCTTGACGACCCCAGCGGATACCTGGGTAGGACTCCAGGTGCGCTTGCGGGTGAGGACGGAGACATAGGGGCTAGGGGAGCTCATCAGATGACGGTGCGAGTGAGGTGGTTCGGATCGGATTCATCCAGGGCATGAACCTCTGGGCCGAATCCGGTGGCTAGTAGTTCGTCAGATAGCGGCGAAGTTGCTTGTAGAGCATGAGCCGGGGGTTCGTGATCAACAACAGGATCCAAGCCTTTTAGCCACTCCCTAAGGGCATCACCGGTGAAGGTTTTGGTCGGCCAAGCTATGAATCGAAGCAGGGCCTTACGATCAGTAAATCCTCTGCTGCTGTGCGGCATCCAGGCGATGAAGATTTCACCGTTCCACCGATCAACTTGCCTTTCGACGAACAGGGCGCCCGGAACGTGGAAACGCTGGGGGCGACTCACTATTCGCTGCAGCCTCCGTTGGCCCCACTGCAGAAGCCTGATACCTGGTCCTCGTCCTCCTCGTCGATCGGATCGAACTTGAACCAGCTGGCATCGTCCCCAAGGATACCCAGGGCATCATCTTTGGCTTGTGTGTCTGGAGCTACCTGGAGGGCGTAGTAGAGGCTGGTCTGGGGGCTGTCGAGCCAGTCCTGCAGGAAGTCCCGGTCATAGGTGACTAGGTCGCTCCAGGAGTTGAAGCTGTAGCCGTGGAAGAGGCCGGTGCTTTGGAAGAGGATGACGATTAGATTGGCCACGGATTTGTAGTCGTTCCAGCCTACTTCAGACGCCGTCTCAACATTGGGAGGGTACTCGTAGGTCTGGACGCCGAAGGTGCCGGAGTCCCGATCTATGCTGAGGCTGACAGGAGGTGCCAGCTCTGGTGTGCAGGCGTAGCCATTTGAATCACTGCTGCGATAGGAGCAGGAGGCCGTAGGGGCGATGGCAAAGGCACGATCGAAGCCGGCTCGCTCGGCGATGCCAGCGGCTGCGTGAAGAGCCTTCTGTAGGTGTAACAAGATATTCCAGGCCTTTTCGCAGCCTTCAGGACATTCGTCAAACTGTACGTTCCAGATCTTAGCTATTTGGTGATAGGTCACCCCTTCCTGGGCTAGGAAATTGGCCAACCCAAGGACACCCAGACCGACCTGGCGGTCCTCGGCGGGGCTTAGGTAGACTTCGTCAGCATCCACCCCGGTGCGGGGGTGCATCTCCACCAAGGAGGTCATGCCTTCGACGAAGGCCTCCTGTAGAGTGCCAACGGTACATTGGCCCAGGTTGACGTGCTGGAGGAGGCAGGTTCCCCGGTGAGGAAGGTAGACCTCGAGGCAGACGTTACCGTAGATCCGCTTGCCTTGGTCGTCGTACCTGATTTTGTTGAGCCAGAGGTCACCGGAGGCGACGGCCTGGAGCACGGCGTCGATCAGTTCTGGCGAGGCGTCGTCCAAGAAGCGATCGTCCACATCCAGGCACCGCTTGACCCATGGGAGTTCCCGGCGATCGGCCTGGACAAACTCGAGGGCATCGGGGTGGGTGTAGTCGAGGTGGAGCGTGATGGCTCCATTCTTGAAGGTGCCACCCCGGCGAAGGACTTCGTTGAGGGCGCTGTAGATCTTGGCAAAGGACACGGGGCCGGAAGCGGTCAGGCCACGGCCGTTATCGTGCCCTTTGGCTCGTAAATGGCTCAAATGGATCGAAACACCGGCGCCGTTGCGCAGGGCGTAGGAGGTGAACCTCCAGGAGTCCTCGATGCCATCGGGGCCCTCCATTTGATCCTGCACCACGAAGACGGTACAGGAAACAGGAAGGCGACTGTCAGGGTTGTCTACCCAGGACTGAACCCGACCGGTGCGGGAGATAAGGCTGGAGACGTCCTGGGTCATGTGAGGTTTTCGGTGACGATGGGGGTGGAGGGTTTGTGCTCGCCGCACCAGCATTCTGGGCTTAGCTTGAGGTCCCTATCGGTAGGAGGGAATCTGTGACAATACTCTGCGATGTAGAAGCGGCAGGTTTTACAGACAGGCTTGGTCATGGGATCAGATCGGACAGCTGGGGTTCAAAATATCCTGGACCCTTCAATACCTTACCACGCTCGTCAAGGATCGGTTTCCCGTCGATGTCGAGCTTGCTCATGTTGCTCTCGTAGACCCTGGTCAGGGCCAGGTCGAGGTTCCAGCCTTTGGCAGCTGCGAACTGGTATGAGGTGAATACCAGGTCAGCCAGCTCCTTGAGGGTATGGGCCTCGTCATCTGCGCCACAGGCTTCGAGGAACTCAGTGTACTCCTCGTCGATCAGGGTCAGCTGGAAGCCGGCCGTGTCGGGAGCAGGAGTCGGAACCCCAAACGCACTCCGCCACTTGAGGGCCTCGTGGGTGTGGGTCATGTCGGGGATGAGGCTCATGGCTGGGAGTGCTCCAGTTCGTT